GATTATGGATTGCGGCCGCGATATCGCAAAATACTATGATGAACTTATAACCGATAATCACGGTGTTACAAACAAACTATCTCATAAGAAAACCTTATGGATGTCTCTGCTTTCAGCGAATGCTCTTGAAGGAATACGTTTTTATGTATCCTTTGCCTGCAGTTGGGCATTTGCTGAACTTAAAAAGATGGAAGGCAATGCTAAGATTATTAAGTTTATTGCAAGAGATGAGAATACTCATTTGGCTGGAACAACAGTCATGATAAGAAATCTACTTAAAGAAGATCCAGACTTTGTTAAGATATCAAAGACTATGGAAGCTGAAGCAGTAAAACTCTTTGTAGATGTTATTGAACAAGAAAAAGCATGGGCAACATATCTTTTTAAAGATGGTTCTATGATTGGATTAAATGAAGCAATATTACATAATTATATAGAATGGATTGGATGCAAACGAATGAGAGCTTTAGGTCTTCCATGTCCATACACAGTTCCACAAATGAATCCATTACCTTGGACTGAGAAATGGATATCAGGTGGCAATGTACAAGTTGCTCCACAAGAAACAGAGATTAGTTCTTATGTTGTTGGTGGAGTAAAACAAGACGTTAACGATCAAACGTTTAGCGGATTAAGCTTATAAATAAAATAAATAAATTTAACGGAGAATATATATGGAAATTTTAACACTTATCTTTTTACTTTGGGCATGGGACGGAAACCTATGGGACAAAGTAGATCCAAAACCAGAACCAGTTGTAGAAGAGGTCGTAGTACCAGAACAAGCAGTAGTACCAGAACAAGCAGTTGATGTTACACAAGTAACTGCAACAGCAACAGCTCTTATCGCAGTAGGCGAAGCATTAAATGGTACATCAACAACAACACAAACAGACGCTGAAATAGAAGCTCAGATTATTGAAGAGCTAGAAAACATGGATGCCACTACAACATCAACATCTACTACAAGTAACACTGGAACATCAACATCAACTAGCACATCAACAGGAACATAATGATTGAGATATATGGTAAAGACCATTGTCCATATTGCGATAGAGCAATTGCATTGGTTGAAAAAATAAAAGCAGAATTTGTATATAAGAAACTAGATACTGACTTTACAAGAGAACAACTCATTGAGCAGTTTCCAAATGCAAGAACATTCCCACAAATTCGAATTAATGGCGAAGCGATTGGCGGATATGATGAACTTTGGAAGTGGGAAATAGGTCAAAGGACATCATGATTTTAGAATGCGAATACTGTTACTCTCGCATGGTTATTAAACCAGATGAAAGAGAAACTCGCATAAACTTTTGTCCTCATTGCGGTGAAGCTACCGAAGATGATTTGGATGAATTAGACTTTAATGAATAATTGGTTATACGAAGGAAGACCATTCGAACCACCAGAGGAATTTAATCCAGATGTATGGTACGGATTCGTATATTGTATAACAAATAGAGCAAATGCTCGACAATACATTGGAAAGAAATTCTTCTGGAAAGCAAAAACACTTCCTATCACAAAGAAAAGAAAAAGACGTCAAAGACTTAAAGTCGAATCAGACTGGCGCACGTATTACGGTTCAAATAAACACTTACAAAACGATGTAGAAACTATGGGAGAAGACTTTTTCCATAGAGAGATCATACATCTCTGTAAATCGAAAGGCGACTGTGCTTATCTTGAAACAAAAGAACAATTTGAAAGAGAAGTCCTCTTAAGCGAAAAGTATTACAATGGTATCATCAATTGCAGAATTGGTGGAAATAGTGTAAAAAACTTAAAATAAACGTTTACATTTGACGTAAACTATGGTATAATAGATCTATATGGCAAAAATATTACAATTCCCTACAAAGGAAAAAAAACAAGAAAAAGACAGTTCAGAATTCTTAAATAAATTAAGTGATGAATGCGTAGATAGCTCACACTTCTTATTAGAAGTATTAGAAGAGTTTATTAACACTGGCGAAGTACATGAAGACTTTATTGATATGGATTTCAGAGATGAGACCAAACAAGAGTCAAGAGATATGTTTGTGATTGTTAACATGATGAATGCTATGTTTAACCGTTGGTATGATATGCCACACGGGCTTCATCAGACAATGGACAATGCATATATTAAAGTTAAAGAAATGATTCTTATCAATGAAGAAGCAAATCATGACCTAGCTGAATTTGTATTTGAGTTAGAAGATAGCGATATAGAAATTAAATTTACACCTGAGGAACCGGAAAATAATGATACTGATTGATTACAGCCAAATAGCGCTGTCAAATATAATTGTGCAAAAGCTCAATGATGAAAGCATGATAAGACATATGATACTTAACAGTATACGTATGTACAACAAAAGATATAGAGAAGAATATGGACAACTTGTTATTTGTGCTGATGGCATGAATACTTGGAGAAAAGAATTCTTTCCGGAATATAAAGCCTCACGTAAAAAGAATAGAGATAAAACTGATTCAGTTATGGATTGGACAGAAATCTTTAGAATCTTACATACAGTAAGAGATGAGATAAGAGACAATTTACCTTATAGGGTTGTACATTTAGAAGGTGTAGAAGCTGATGATGTCATTGGTACTCTTACAATGCAAACACAAGAGTTTGGACAAGCTGAACCAGTCATGATTATATCATCTGATAAAGACTTTATTCAACTACAAAAATTTAATAATGTCAAGCAATTTAGTCCTATTCAAAAGAAATTCGTAACAGAAAAGAATCCAAGAACATATTTGTTTAATCATATTATGAGAGGAGACACTGGTGATGGAATACCTAATGTCCTTTCAGCTGATGATACCTTTATGACAGAAAAGAGTCAAACACCATTAAGGCAAACAAGAATTGATGCCTGGTTAGAGAACGCAGATAACTTAAGAGAATCTATGGATGATGAGATCTACCGTAACTATCAAAGAAACAAAAAGCTTATCGATCTTACTGATATCCCAGAAGACATACAAGAAACTATTATAAATACTTTTAACGATCAAGGCAAAACGCCTAACATGAAAGTATTGAACTATTTAATAAAGAAAAGATGCAATCATTTGATTGAAGTCGTGGAGGAATTTTACAATGGCTAAAAAATTAGTATCAGAGGTTTTAGAAGAAGCTTCGAAAATCATTAAAAAGGCAGATAGAATGCGCTTTTTACAACAAAACAAAACACCTGGTCTTACAGACATTCTTAGAATTAACTATGATGATACTGTAATTTCAGCGTTACCATCAGGAGCTCCATCGTTTAAACGAGACGACGCTCCAAAGGGATATGAGTATACACGTCTTAATAAAGCGTATACACAATTTAAATATTTCTTTAAAGGACCAATTGCACTTGGTATCAAGCCTCTTAAGAGAGAAGGGTTATTCTTAAATCTATTAGAATCTCTTCATCCTGAAGAAGCTGACCTACTGATTGCAGCAAAAGATAAGAGTATGTCATACAAAGGCATTACTAAAAAAATGGTGAACGAAACCTTTCCAAATTTAATTGTAAAATAAACCTTTACAAATACCATGAAGTATGGTATAATATATATTATGAACATTTTTATACTTGATAACGATCCCGTAATTGCAGCACAAGAACAATGTGACAAACATGTTGTTAAAATGATTGTTGAATCAGCTCAAATGCTCTCAACAGTTCATCGTATGCTAGACGGAGTTATGAAACGAAGACCTTCTAAGTCTGGAGCAATGCTACAATATTGGAAGCTACATGACAAAAGAGAACAAACACTCTACAAAGCATGTCATTTTGGTCATCCATCAACAGTATGGACAAGAGAATCTGATATGAATTATGATTGGCACTATAAACATTTTATTGCTCTTTGTGATGAATACACATATCGATATGGTAAAGTTCATTCAACTGATACAAAGCTCAGACATGCGTTGCAAGTTCAACCAAATAAAATACCAAAACTCAAACATATGACTCCATTCAAATTAGCAATGGGCTCTAATCCGGAATGCGTCTTAGAAGATGCAGTTGAATCTTATCGAAGATTCTATGAAACAAAACAAAAAAGGTTTAATATGGTATGGTCTAAAAGACCTATTCCAGCTTGGTTTAATGCGATATAAAATATACGAATATAGATATACCTTTAAAGGCAACTTTGCTTATGCAGCAAAATGTATAGAGGATGCTCTTAATTCAATGGGACATGAAAAAGTAGAAGAAGATGCTGAGTTACATGTGTATAATCATACATGTAGAGATCTTGAGCCTGATATGCCAGAGAACTCTATTATTTTTAAGCCCACATCTCCTACAAGTAAACATTTTCAAATAGATACCTTAGGATACGCAAACAGCGGGTTCTATACATTTAATGAACCTGACTATAAGAGTCGTGTAGTAGATGATACTGAATTGAACTACATTAATGACCTTATTGATTTCAGAGCAAATAAATGGGATGATTCTATTTTGCTTAAATGGAAAGACGCTAAAAACGTAAGAGATGACCATATACTTATCATAGGCCAAATGCCAGAAGATGAAACAGTTAATGGCTTTGGATTTGGAGACCATTGGAAAAAGATGTGTATGATTATCGATAAGCTGAAAGACGAAAACTTAGTGATTAAATTACATCCAAGAATAACAAAAGCTTCTCATATTATAAGAGATTTAAATAAACAAATAGAGAAATGGAAAGATTCAGGTCATCAAGTGATAACAGGATTTGAATCAATACATAGTGTATTACATAAAACAAGAGTTGCTATCACAGAGAATAGCACAGCAGGTATAGAGTGTATGATGCATAATGTACCTATTATATCATATGGATATCCTGATTATCATTGGATAACAAAAGATTTAAGAATCTTAACAGAATTAAAAGGATATGTGCATGATTTATCATGGTATAATGCAGATCAAAGCCAACAGTTTTTAATATGGTATATATATGATTATCTATGTAATGATATGCCATCAACACATAATAGATTAGGAGAGATATTAAATGCCAACAGAACAACAATTTAAAAGAGCTGAACGATTACTATTAGGATTGTATATATTCATTCCATTAGTTTTTATACTTGAAAGAGTACTATAATGCCGACATACGAATTTTTAAATAAAGAAACAGATGAAGTCTTTGAAAGGATTATGTCTTATGACAGTAAAGTTGAATTCTTAGAAGAGAATCCACATATACAATCATATTATACAACAATGAATATAGACCACGATGGTGGTAAATCAGTTCTTTCAAGAGCAGGTTCAGGATGGAAAGAAGTCCAGGATCGAATTAAAAGTGGAATGCCACCAAGATTAAGAGATAACATTAAAACAAAATGACAAATTCAAAAAGATGGCAAGAGAACTCAGATGGTTGGGTTACTGCTATGACTAAGTCAAAAGATAATAAACAATTATATCAGGAATACCTAGAGTCAGTTAAAACTGATCCTTTAATGTATAGAGATTGGTTACGAGAACAAAAATGACAAAAGGCGAATTAGTACAATTAATTAATAGTCTTCCAAGTGAAGATAAAGAAGGAACAATAAATGGAATATTTTACGATAGATATGGTAGCATTACTACCACTGATTCTCTTAGGATTGATATGGACGGCGGTAGAATTATACTGGCGCAAAAGGGATCGGAAAGATATGAAGCAAACAAAAAGAACTGGTTACAGGAGATAAAGTTTTATGAAAAAAACAAATGAAGAAAAACTACTTCAAGTAGTTAACTTAGCACCAGATGAAGATTTGATAGAAAAAATCGTCGATATACATCCAATGAAACAAGTAGCAATTATGACAATAGTACAATTAGGAGTATTTGGATTTATGTTAATGTCATTTCAGCTCATACATATAGCATTATGAAATTTATACATGAACCAGCCGATCTTGGTTATAACGATCTCGAAGCAGTCACTGGAGACAGTGGCAGATTTTACACAGATCCAGAAGGAAATAAGTACGCATCAGTAACGACAGTACTTTCGATACTTTCTGAAGAAGCAATACAAGCATGGCGTGCGCGCGTAGGCGAAGAAGAAGCTAATAGGATATCCAGGCAAGCAAGTTCTCGTGGTACCACAGTCCATAACATAATAGAAAAATATGTAGCAAACGATCCAGATTATATCAAAGGAGAAATGCCACATAACGTACAAACTTTTAAGGATATACAACCTGTCTTAGATGAGAGTGTAACAAAGGTATATCAACAAGAAGCTCCTCTTTTCTCTAAACACTTAGGTTTAGCCGGAAGAGTAGATTTAGTAGGTCAATGGAAAGGTGTTGATTCAATCATAGATTGGAAAACCTCTCGTAAACTTAAAAAGAAAGAATGGATAAGTTCTTACTTCATGCAATGCGCAGCTTATGCTATCATGTGGGAAGAAAGAACTGGAACTCCAATTAAACAATTAGTTGTATGTATTGCAGGTGATGAAGGTTCTCAAGTCTTTGTAGAAGACAGAGATAACTGGACAAAAGATCTCATAAGTACAATTAATGAATATAAACGAAGAAAACTATTTGGGAGATAGAAATGTCAAGTAATTATAAAGGAAGAATTATACAAACTTTAAAGACAAGTGCTAAAGCAAACATTGATAGACATATCATGAATGTTGACGTCTTACTTGGAAGTCATGTAGGTTTAGCTGAACATGGTAATCTTATGGAAACTATTGAGAAAGAACTGTTAGAAGCAGCTAAGTATCAAGATATTCTAGAGATGTTAAATAACCACGTCGGAAGATAAATAGATATAAATAGATATAAATACGTTTACATTTACGTAAAAGTATGATATAATATATCTATAATGAAAAAGTTTAACGAATTTTTAGCTGAAAGAGCGGGCAAAGGTCTTACGATCTTTGATATTGATGACACTATGTTTGTCTCAAAAGCTCGAGTTCTTGTAAAGAATAAAAACACAGGACAAGCTAAAGCTTTAACTCCAATGGAGTTTAATAGTTATAAGTTAAGAAAAAATGAAGAGTATGACTTTGGTGAGTTTAGATCAGCCAAAATCTTTTATCAAACTGCTACACCAATAGCACGTATGGTACAAAAAGCAAAAGCAATTATAAGCAATGCCACTAAAAAAGGTTCAAAGGTTATTATTGTGACTGCAAGATCAGATATGGATGACAAAAAACTCTTCATTAAAACATTTGAAGCTCATGGTATACCAATGAAAAATGTATACGTTGAAAGAGCAGGAAATATGAGTGGGAAAAATAGTGCAGCTAACAAAGCGATTATTTTTAGAAAGTATTTACAAACTGGTGAGTATGCTAGAATAAGACTCTTTGATGACCACAAAGACAATCTTAAAGCATTACTTGATTTGAAAAAAGAGTTTCCTTCAATAGAAATGTTTGCTTATTTAGCAGACCTAAAAGGAAGCGTAAAGAGAATAACATAATGGCAATAAAATTAACAAGCAGTCAATCGATAAGAGATAGAGCAACAGGTAAAGTAACAGTACAACATGACTATATAAAGTCACATTCAGTACTTGACTTAATCGAAAAATACAATTCAGGTAATTTAAAACCTAAAGTAAAACAAAAGGTAAAGAACGAATTGGTAAAGAGAGGCGGAGTTGTCTTCAACTAAATTAGATCGTATCAAGGAAGTACTTGATATAGAATCATATAGAAAAAAACAAACAACAATATTTAGAAAAAGAATTCTAAGTATAGTGTTATCATTAATATTAATTATTGGTGCAATAACATATTGGATATATTATGGATAATAAACAATGGCATGGCGGTAAAGGATCAAAGCGAAGAAATTCGAATGATGAAGCTTACGCTGATAACTGGGACAAAATCTTTGGTAAAAAGAAACCAGAAATAAGTGTGCGTAAAGCAACACCTACTCATGCTACTACACAAATCCATAGAGATAAGACAAAAGCGATCCCAAGGCGTTATAAATATACTAAAGAGGAAGAACTATGAGCATAGATATAGAACAGTTTGATTTTGGATTTACAGCAGTAGACGAGAACGAACTCGAAGCTGTACAAAAATTAACTACAAAAGCTTCAACAGTTTCAGCAACTGCAGAAAAGACCGAAGATAAGTTAAATAATCTATATAATGCTATATTACCACTCTTATCAAATTTAAAAGCAAATCCAGAAAAGGATTATATCTACTGGCCTAAAAGGACAGAAAAGGTAGAAGCCTTCGAAGACATGATTCAGGAGATTATTAAGTAATGGC